CTGCCTTTTCGGGGAATTCTGGTCGGGACGGTAGGATTTGAACCTACGACCCCTTGCACCCCATGTATGGATGGGAAGCGGGGCAGGGCGCTGAAATATATAGAAAAAGGCGAGTTCTGGAAGGTCAGAAAATCGGGAAAACCGCCCCTTAAAAATCAAAATCTTACATTGTTGTTTTGGTTGGAGGTTGTGCAAACTTACATGAAATAGGGGTCTCATGAAGAGGATAGCAGAGTGTGCTCGTACTCATTGAGACAATGCGCAAGATCCATGGAGATTCCTAGTGAGAATTACCACCGCCATGCTCCAGGAGCTGGAGCAATCCATTGCCCCTGACGCCAAAGCAGAAATCCGAATCTATGCCGGCGGGTGTGATATCCGCGTTCGGTGGGATAAAGGCATGAAGGAAGTGAACCAGAATCTGGGCGCAGCTCAGTTGGCCCAGATTGAGGAATACAGGGAGGAAAAGATGCGGCGGGTATGGGATAGGCTGATTGCGAAGATGCAGGGGCTGCGGGATCCAGCAAGGACAACTCTAAAGCCCGAGTCATGACCGTTACGGCGGGCTGCCGTCATCATCCGCGTATACACGCTCATCATAATTGGTCGCGGCCACACTCACATCATATTCACCCTGCGGGCTGATATCTGTAATGAGCGCAGGGAAGCTCCAGCGCTCAGATGTTCCGAAGTAGATATGGGGCGGCTCCTGCCTTGGTGATATTTCCGGCAGCGGATCCACGGCGGCGACAATTTCAAAGTCGCTATCTCCACGAGTTGCAGGCCAGGGCCCGACAATATTCCCATACACGTCCCTGTAGGCAACCACATGGCTTTCTCCGTCCTGCCAGTCCATCGGCTGACTTACAATCAGCTTCGGCGTCACACCGGAAGTGTCCAGCGACCGCAGGACTGAGGCCTGGCCATATCCTGGGATATCATCAACCAGCGGCACGTAGCCAAGGTAATCCGAATTCAGAGCGTCCAGCTCCGTTGAGAAGCTATAAGTCCATCTCCGGTACCGCTGCGCCCTCCGGCGGCGCATACCGATGCGCCAGGCGCGAGTGCGATCTGTTACTCCGTCCAGCTTCAGCTTGTCCAGTTTGACGCCTTGGTCTCCGGGCAGGAAGCACTTGATGGTTTCCGTGGTCCAGGTTTCGGAATTCGTGAACTCAACTTCCACGCCATCGGAGTCGTCCGGCTTCCTGGTAGCAAATGAACGCTTCAAGGGCGCCGTCATATTCTCGGGGGAGTACGGCTGCTCCATCTGCGTTCTCGGGCCATCCCGAACCGGGGTGATAACCCCGCTGCTCAGGGTCATGGCACAGAATCCGGCCCGCAAGATTCGGTCGATTGCATCCTTTGCGGTACCGTCACTGACCACGAAATCAAAGTAGTCGCCGCGGCTTTGCCACAGAGTGTCCAATCGCTCGAACTCATCAAGATCAATCTGCTCATCTGAATAGCCAAGGGACTTCGCTACGTAAGCCGCAGCGGACGCAATAGAGCGCGTTGGCGCCTCCACCGTGAACGCTCCGCCAGCAATCCCTGGCAAAAGGCGCGTAGCAACGAGATTGATCCGGTTATTCGAGGCGCTACCGATTTGATCTGTACCTTCGATGGTGACGGCCATGGTGGTTACACCCGGGTAACTGGTGACCGTGGGCAGCTTTGCTTTCAGGGCCTGCCACTCAATGCGATCAAGGTCCGCCAGCTCTGTGCTTTCAGGGGTTACCCTTCTTACCCGGATTTCCGGCCGGATCGCTGACCCAAGGTTTAGTTGATAGCTGAATCCCAACTGGTCACGGGTGGCGTTGTCGATCGTGTATACCTGGCTGTTCCAACTTGTCTGTCCGAGCTCACGCCACTGCACTTCAACCTGGCGCTTCGTTTTAAAAGGCTCCACCTTGTCGTCGTCGATATGCCCCTGGCCTTGCGGTAGAAAGAAATCCACCTCGACGATGGAGGTTACTTCACCTTCAGGGCAAGCAGTGAACGGGCCGGCCCACCCTTCTGACTCGGAACGGCTGGCCAGCAGAACATCGGCATAGCCAGTGCCGCCGGAAAACCCGGTCCACGCCACGTCTTCTGAACCGTTCAGGAGGCGGGAGAGGCTGAACCCATCCACCAGGTCCGGATAGGTGGTATCGGCGATCACGCTGTCGATCTGGAAGTCCTCATCCTCGCGACGGGTGAACATGTTGTATGAACCAACAAGCCAGTCGGTGACCGGGCTTCCGCCGTCAAGAATCGTGATATCGCTCCCGACTTTCGTGGCGATCACAAACACACCGTTTGCCTCTGCAATATCGGTAGAGCGTAGCCGAATCTGATCTCCGACATCGGCATCTCCCCAATCACCAGTCAGCACGACGTTGTTGCTACCATCGAGGGCAACATCGACCACCTGCCGGGTTGAGATGGCAATAAAGTCGCCCTCGCTCCAGTCTCCAGGGAAAAATACCGAGGTGCTTGTGGTCCGGATCTCCGTTCCGCTGTAACTGATCTGGGCATTGGTCAGGCCAGATGACAGGGACTGGCCGCGCTTCAATCGGATACCGCTGGAGCCAGTGGTGGCGCCAACTTCTGGCGCGGTGTACCAGTTTTCGTGAGCCTCATGAACGGAGACGTCTTCCCCGGGCTCAAAAATCTGATAGCTGATAGAGTCTCCCAACTGGCTGAATGGCGTTTCGCCAAGTTTCAGGAGAGCGTTTTCGATCAGGCAGCGTCCGTTGGTGATGCAGAGCATGATGTTTTGAACCTGCGTCCTTGGGTTCTTGTAGTACGATCTTGGCTGGTTCAGGTAATCGGGGTATCGGATATAGCGCCCTAAAAGCTCTGGCACACCTTGGCCCAGTCTCGCCACGTTCGCTTTTGCGTCTGCCGCTTCGATTCTTGAGCCTTGCTTGCCGCCACCTCTAGAGTCTGGAATGTTGGGCATGATCCAGTCTGAGACTGCTTCATACCCTTTTACAAAGTAGTAGGCCATGGGGTTTACAATGAAGCCGAGGGCGCTGCCAAAAAAGTCGCCAACCGCCCCGCCAAGCGGCACCACTCGGAACTCAACAGCATCATCCGCACCAATGACGCGCTCGGGCCACTCGTTAGGCTCTACGATTTCGCCATTGATCGCACACGAAACGGGCTGGTGGGCGCCTCGCTTATAGTCCGAAGTCTTAGATTGAATCCAAGCCTCAACGGTCATGCCGTGGTCGCTATAAATCTCCACCGGATCAGCCGGCATCACCGTGTCGTATACTTTAATCGTCATAGAAAACGACTCTCAGAAAGCGCTGCTGTAAGGATTTTATGCTGACCAGCCGCGGGCCATGGCGACCTCTGCCCGGCTCATCGGTCTCAAGGATCATTGGGCGACCATCAACTTCAACCACGATGGCAATGTGAGTGCAAAGTCTGCCGCGATAGCAAAAGGCCAACGCGCCTGGATGCGGCTGGCAGACCTGAAAGTCTGCGGCCTCTTCCTGGGCAGCCCTGGTCATAGCTCGCTTATCAGCCCCACTTACCGCGCCATGCTCTGGCATCCATGGCTTGCCGAATAAATAAACCCGGGCAAGCCTGGCCAGGCCATAGCAGTCCGCCCCATCCGGATGCCGTCCATTGGCAAGATAGGGAACGTTGAGCAAATCGTTAAGGGTCATCAGAAGTAGCGGAGCCCCGGGAACCGGTCAGCGGTGTATCGATCGCGAGGCCACTGAGTGTTCAAAAGATCGAAATACCCGGCCTCAATCTGAATCATGATACCCTGAAATGCACCGCCCCTCAGCGTCATTCTGTATGGCCTGGACGCAGGCGCAGAAAGGTCAGAAGCAACGTATTCCCGGTAAATGACCGGCACTTCTTCGCCGGATTCCAGCGCCGCCTCGATGGCTTGCTGACCTTCTGATGAAGCATTCGCAATAGATAGCGAAAGCAGCTGCTGGCCGCTGGTGTTTTTGCTGGGACGTTTTATCGACAATGGCCCGGCGATGAACTCCGCTTCGGTGTCGTCCTCCAGGGTCAGCAGTCGATCAACGAAGCCGGTGCAGACGCGGATCGGATAAGCGCCAGAAACGAGGATTTCCAGGGTGCGGATGATTTCGTCGGTGGCGCTGGCGTAGGCTTTTTGTATAGTGTTCATTAATTACCCGCTACGACAAGTCAAAAGACAGTGCCGGCAAAAGATACTTGCCGAGCAGCGCCACTCCATTGTCGTTGGGGTGAGTGCCATCGCGAGTTAGGGTGGCCCCATCACCAACATCAGAACCGGTAAAGGCGTCGTGATAATTCCCGTAAATTTTAGCTGCGTCGTCCATGATTCTCTGAAACGCATTAATGCATGCGACGCCTGGGGTGTCGTAAAGCTGGCCGGCAAGATAGTCTCGGTAATCTTTAGCATTGAAGCCTGCAGTGCCATCTACGAATGTATTGCTAGCAGTCACACCGGTTGAGCGCTCATGCGGCATCCATACAAGCACTTTGAAGCCTGCAAAATCGTTTGATTTTGTTTTAAGGCTGTAGGGATTGTTGCTAAAAACGATGTCATCAAACTGCGCATACTGTTGTTCTGGATTGTTTGCTGTACCCATATTCAGTATTGGGTATTCAAACACAACTAAATCTATATCGCGACCATCCACCATGGAGTCGATGTTAGCTTTAATTTTTTGGATATTAACGCCGGAGAAAGCCACAT